GTGAGCAGCGACAATCTTTAATAATTCCTCAGAAGGAATATATAAAGGTTGATCAGTGTTGTATTTTGCTTCTATTAATTTAGCCATAATTTCTATCTTTTAAATGTTAATAATTATACAGTTGATTTTAATAACACGAAGTTATTAGCACCTTGTACACAAAGACATCTTTCAGATAGGAAATTAACTCTCATTTGATCTCTGTCAGAAGTATAAGCACCACCTACAGAACCAGTGATCCAAGACTTCATTCTTCTATCATCTGCCTCAGAAGCTCTATATCTTACATGTAAGAAAGGACGTCTAATGTTAGATCCTAAAGATTGATCATAAACAGTTGAAGTTCCAGCAGGAACTAAAAGTCCGTCAATGTCACCAATCATTCCTCTTGTAGCAAAATCATTTAGATATTTCCAGTCAGTTTTGTAGAAGTCATAAGAACCTCTTCTGAAACCAGAAAATCCAAAGTTAAGAGCCATATCTTCTTCGTTGTTAAATAAACCGTAAGAAGCAGCACCAGTTGAAGCATAACCACCATTCATAGCAGCAATCATATCATCAAAATCAAGAGCAGTTGATCTAGATAAAAATAACATGTTTTCTTCAATAGCACCTTGAGTGTCTAATTGTTTTAAGATAGTGTCAAAATCACCTAAAGCACCAGATCCAGGAGCAGCAGCGCCAGCGAAATCGTTATAAACGTTTCCTCTGTCTTCAATAGCAGCAAATAAACCTTCAGTACCATCTAATCCAACAACGGATCCAGCAGCACCTGTTTTTTCAGCTTCAACCATAGACATCTCCATGTAGTCTTCAAATCTTAGTCTAGTTTCAGACTGAGCTTTTAAATACCATAAGTATCCAGATGTTCCATCTTCAGTAGCTACTTCAACCCAACCAATTTGAGCAGTATCAGAACCATCTATCTCAAAATTATCTTTTAAAATAATAGGCTTATTACTAAATTGAGTAAAATCAGGATCAACAGAACCATCCATTCCAAATGTTCCTTTTTTAAACTCAGAACCATAAACAAACATCTTGCAAGTTGCACCAATAGCGATATTAGCAGCATCTATTGTAGCTACTTGGTAAGTTTGAACAGTTACTAAACAATCATTGTTTACATCACGATCAGCAGGCTTAGCAGTAACTAAAGCTTTAACAGTGTTTATACCATCAGATATTACCACAGTTTGGTTTTTTCTGATAACACATTGTTTATCAGCTTCTACTCTTACTTTTAGTGTTAAACCACCAGTTTGAACTACAGCTTGCGTATAAGAAACATGAAGTCTATTTTGCTCAGACCAAATAACTTGATCAGAACTCATAGGCATTTCAGCTCCTACCATTCTCAAGAAACCACCAATAGTTCGGTTCCCGTATCTTTCTATTTCTGCTTCATACAATTCAGGTAAGTATTGCTGAGCAAAAGTGTTTGTATCACCAGTAGCATCGCTGTTAAAAGCAAGATAGTTCTCGCCAGTAGCCATTCTTTTTTGATGAGGTTTTAATCCTGGAGGGAAAGCCCCGCCAGTTGTTGAATTATCTACAAATCCCATTTTTATGTTTTAATTGTTTTTATTTTTTATTCTTAATTTTAACTTTGAACTATCAACACCGCTTATTGCTCTTACTTTTAATCCATTAATATAAACATCACCAGTAGACGTAGCTCTTGGCTCATTTGTTATATTTTTAGATTTAGCCATCACATCTTTAACAGCGTCGGCTTTGCCTTGCTCATAAAAATGATTAGCAATAGTATCAGCATTTTGTGCCGCGAAAATAGCTTTATGGTAACCTTTATAGTCTTTTACTTCACCCTTATTATCTAAGAACTTCCCGATTAGGTTGGTAAGATCAGATTGATTACTTGCAACACTTTCTTTATCACTAACTCCATATCTAAACCTCTTTTCTCCAACATTGAAGTCAAAACCTTTGAATTCTTGGTTAAAAAAGTTTTTAGTGTTAGATTTAAATGTATCGTGTTGGTTTTTTTGTATTTTCTGTTCTTCGTTGTATCTATTGAAAAAGTCAGTAGCTTTCTGTTGGTCTTGAGTTACGCCGGGTCTCAACTTGATTTCGTCGTAGTATTTACTCTTAGTGTCCTCTAAAAATTTACGGGCTTTAGCAATCTCTTCTTTGAAGTCGAGTTTCTTTTTTCTTATATCTCGCTCTTCATCCATATCTTCGTCAAATGAAAAATTATCTTCTAGTAAAAAGTTTATTTCTTCATGATCCAAATGTGGTTTAGTCTGTTTGTAGTATTCTCTAATTAAAGCATTGTCATCAACGGTAGAGTAGTCAGCGTTTAATCTAACGTAATCTTCTACAGTTCCACCTGTTTCTTCCATAAACGAAACTAGTTTCTCGATGTTTTCTGGTAGGGGTTTACCAACTACTTTCTCATCTCTAACAGCTTCTTTTAGTTCCTGCTCTACTTCTTTTATTTCTTCAATTTCTTCTTTTGTAATTTCCTGTATAGGTGTTACATTTTCTTTTTCTTCTTGTTCTTTACCTTTTTCGTCTTTGGTGCTATTAGAATCCCCTTTAGGCTCATCATCCCCTTTGGAATCCTCATCGATAACAAGTTTGACTGGTTCTTCTTCTTTGACAGCATCTTTTTTGTTTTTAGATAAATCTATTTTAATTGTTTCTTGTTTTTTAGTAAGCTTTTTAGGTTTAGTTGGTTTTTTAACCTTAAACTCACCTTGCTCTAAAACGCCGTCGGCGCCTTTTTTTATTTCTTCTGACATAATATAATATAATAGTTAATATAAAATTACTTAGGGCCAAATTGCTCTAAGCCAAATCCACCCATGTTGTCACTACCTGCGGATTCGAAGTTCTTTGGTAATAAATCATTTTTTCTTTGATCTATTAACTCAGACTGTTGTGTTGCTTGTATTTTAGTTCGTTCGTCTTTACGATCTTCTTTAAAACCTTCTTGTTGTTGCTTAGCTTGTCCTTGAGCTTGCGCTAGTTGTACGTTGTACTGGAACTCCTGCTGCATTAACTGCTGCTTTAATTGAGCTTCCATTTCCATTTTCTTTATATCAAGCTGAGACTTAGCGTTTTCCAATTGAATTTTTTGCTCAGTTAAAACCTGTTGCTTCTGTGTTTCAGCTAAGGCTGTTTGTTCTGCTAGCTGAGCGTTAGACTGTGCTTGAGCTTGCATGTTAGCCTGTTGAGCTTGTTGATCTCTTTCTTGTTTCTTTCTTCTTTTTTGCTTTAACATTTGGTTAGCCAATTTTAAATTAGCAACCTCTCTAATATCGATAGCATCTTCAAGATCTATTTGTCCAGACTGCAAAGCTACTTGTATGTTTTGCTCTAGTTGAGCTTTCTGCTCTTCATCTGGTTCTAACTCTAGAAACACTCCAAAATCATGTATACTTAAATCTATTAGTTCGTCTAAAGTTCCTACATTGTACTTAGATATACTTTGTTCTAAAGACATTCTAGTTAAGGGAAACATTAAAGCATCGGCTACTCTTAATGATATATTTTCACAAGTTCTAAGTGTTAAGTATAAACTGGCTTGTAATATATGCCTAGTAGCTACGTTTGAATTAGCAGCGGCTAACTTTTGTAAACCAACTAATGACTGCTTGTCTGGTAATGTACCATCTCTAGCTTCATTAAGCCCGGTGACATCTCTAATCATTTTTAAGTAATACTCATAAGTTTGTATTAATGACTGTATCTTACCCATGCCATTAGAGGATGAAAGCTCTTGTATTGGAACTTTACCTGGGTTCATACCACCATCTTGAGTCATTGATCTACCAACTAAAGATCCAGTTTGAAAATACATATTTAATGCTTCTGCTGGGTTATAATTAGTACCATTGCCTAAATCTACTTCTGCTAAACCATCTATATCCATATAAACCCCATCAGGTACTATTCTAGACATCACCTGTTGCAGTTTTAAATGAGTTAACTGTATCATATCAGCAAAGCCAGTAATTCTGCTTACAATTGATTCTATACGACCTTTATAGATTCTAGGAGCAACTATACTATAGTTCATATTAACCTTAGTAGTATCTGCGTTAGGTCTAGTCATGTTTTCAGACATTTCCCATTTCAACATTTTTTCATGACCTAGTATTTTAGCTCCAGAGTATAAAACTTCAATAGATCTAAATGCTTTTTTAAAGCTTTCGTTTTCAGGCGGATTAAATGTATCTGTTTTTTCTATAGCTTTCTCTAAACCAGTTGCACCTTTCTTAATTTTAAACACTTGGTTTGTATAAGTCTTATATTCAAAATATAAAACTTGAACCGTATCATCATCATATCTACCCGACCAGTTTCTAGTGTAGTTTTGATTACCTGGATATTTTTGTATTTCTTCTAACTCGTTAGAGGTTAAGTAAGGGAATTGCTTTTTAAGCTCTGGTAAACTAATACTTTTAACTTCACCAACATAATACAAATCATCAAAATTAGGATCTTCTGTGTACGAGTAAACTAAATTTGAAGGATCCACATAATCAACTGTAACGCCTTCTGATCTATTGAAACAAGTTTTTACACAAGATATACCTAATACTGTTAAATCATAATTTAATCTTCTTCTAGTTAAATCATATTTATTTTTAGTTAACACAGTATTTATAACCTCCTCTTCAGCAACTTCAATTGATTGCTTGTAATCCATCTGCATGTGAAGCTCTAATTCTTGCTCGTCAATAGGAGCATTCTCTTGATCTTTATTAAAAAAAAGATCCATACCTGTTACTTCTTTTACTTTATTTAGAAAATTCTTAGCATTTATATCTACTAGAATATTTTCAGCGTATTTAGTTCTTTTATTTATTGAAGTAGGATCTTGAGCAACAGCTTTTATTTCATAAGATCTTTGAGACATGCCATTAACAACAATATCTACAAACTTAGGTACAACTGGCACGGGTTTCCAGTCTAAGTTTAAATAAGATAAGTCACCATTGATCGATAATTCGTCTTTGTACTTTTGAATAGATTGTTCTCCTCTAGCATACAATCTCAGCTTATGGAAATTATTATAGTTCGTATTAAATCTATCCTGCCAACCTTTGTCGTTTCTAAACCACTCAGATTCTATTGCTCTACCTACTTGTAGACCATAATCATAAGAAGCTTTCTCTACATCTGGCACGACCTGATCTGGAAAAGAACTATTGTAATTAGTTTTTATCATCTATTTTATTTTTGAATTATAACCCGTGTTATCATATCTTTTAATACCTAACGCTACAGATTTAGTTTGTCTTTTATTAACAGGTGTATACCTATTTTTATTACAAGCCATTATTGCTAAACCTGAACTTATCGAAGCATCGTGCTTTGTTCTATTGTTAATATTGAACTTAGCCCAGTCTTCTAATGTTTTTTGATGGTACATGTCTCCATAACCATCTTCCCTTAGTCCTACATATGTTTCTATATAAGATTCAATCGCAGCAGCGTGTGCTTGCTTAATATCTTCACTTGAGTTAGGTATTCCACCTATCTCTTTTTCAGTTGTTGAAAGTTTATTCCAAACTTTATCAGGACGATTCATAGAATAACCTCTATAACCTCTTCGTTTTAAATAATATAAAAACCTAGGTTTGTTATTCTCAGCAAGTATAGGCATGCCATAAAATACACAAGCCATTAATACATCTTCAAAGAATATTTCAGCAGTTTGTGGTCTTGATATGTATTCCAAAAACAAATGATTAGGTGGTGCGTCTTCCATGCTAAACTTTGTTAATCCATGTAAAGCGCCATTAGATCCTTTACCATCTACAGTACCTGATATATCATAACTATCTAATCCAAAAGCTCCAACGTGTTCGTTTCCAGGATACTTACCGTTATTCTTTAGTATCACTCGGTTTTGTAAGTTTTTAGGTGGTACCCAGCTTATTTGAAACCTACCGTTTCTATTTGGGTTAAATATAACCCTTGAATCTTGTATACCATTTTCCCATTGAAAGCTACCAGTTGTAACTGTTGCAGAATTATTTAACTCTGCATTATAATCTATCTGCTCGTATATCTTAGTTAGATTAAATAAACTATCTTTAGCTTCGTCTCTAAACGCATGAGCTTCAGTTCTTGGAAACTGCCTGTAGTATTCATTTAATCCATCAGGATCATCTTTTAATCCATCAACTTCGTTTTCCCAGTGCTCAATGACTCCGATTGTAATTGGTTCACCATCAACTCCTTTGACTGGACTCTTTTGTCTAACGAAGACAGGAAATCCAAAAGTATCCATGAATCCTTCGTAGTTCCATTCCATAGGGATGAAAAGAGAGTAGAGGCCAGAAGATGTTTGTCCGTTTCTATTTCTCTTTGTAACTGTTGAATTATTGTATAGTTTTTTGAAATTGTCTCCACCTTTGTCTAAAGCATTTGAAGTCGAGCCCATCATACACTTACCAACAACCTTAGCTCCTAGTCTTAATGTAGTTTTTGTAACTCTCCAGTTATTTAATATATTATCAGGTCTTTCCCATTTACCACTTTCATCATGAGCTAATAGCTTTAGCTTTTCACCATCATAAGAGTTATCACCTGTGTTTTTCCAGTCAATAGTTGTATCTAATCCTTCTAATTCTCTAAGCTGTTCATTCGACTCAAGCTTTCTTCTAGTAAGCTTTGATGCCGGAACACGATATGCCAGTTCCGTTTTCGGCCTGTCCATACCATCTTGAATGGGTTTAAAGAAGAACGGGTAGTTGACTGATATGGGTACAACTTTATCTGTGAACATTTTTTTGGCATCCGAACCAGACTTGGACAATATACCGAATCTAGCATCGGAAGATATTGTAGCTTGGTTAACAAGCTCCGCTGATGACATAAAAGAGAATCCAGATCGTCTGTTTTTAAGGTAGCACATTCCGTAACATCTTGTATCTGCTTTACATGCTTCCCAAAATATAAAGAAGAGTCTGTTAGCTTCTCTATAGTCTGGTGCTCCAATATCGATCTTTGACCATTGGAGGTACATGTAATGAGTACCAGTAATGTAATTAGCCACGCCGTTATTGTAAAACCAATAACCATTTTCTCGCCTTTTGAATTCTTCGTCGATGTAGTCATACCACTTTTCTTTAAATTCAGCTGGATATTCTTCCCAGTCAAATCTACTTTTAATTTTACTTAGCTCTTTTGGATAGTCTTGTCTTTCCCAGTATTGTTCCGCTTTTTTATCGCTTCGTTTAAACGGTTCATCTGTTGCTGGTAAAGCAATCCTGAGATCCTGTATTTCAATGATTTGTCCAATTTTTCCAGTTTTACTTATTACTATAAAATCATAATCAGAGTTATAACCATACTCCCATTTTTTAAATCTATTGTTTTTAGCTAATATCTTAGGATTTACAACGTCCTTAATCTCTTTGCAAAGTGATTGTTCGTAATTCACTTACTTCTCCCTTCTGCAAAACCTCTAAAAGATTTTTGTTCTTTAACTTCCTTTGGCTTTTCATTTAACATATCTTCCTCTTGTTGAATACGATTAAGTATTTCAAAAGCATCAAATATAGCTAACTTTTTAGTAGCGGCAGCATTCTTTAATCTATCAG